TTGATGTTATACTAGTAAAAAAGGAGTACGTATGAGTTTTCTTAAATCCGTAATTAAAGAGTTGGACAATGAATTTGCTGCGGTGGCTGATGATGGAGTCGCTGCTGGCGACTGTGATAGTTTTGTTGATACTGGTAGTTATATTTTTAACGCTCTTTTGAGTGGTAGTATTTTTGGTGGACTTCCATCCAATAAGATCACTGCACTTGCTGGTGAGTCTAGTACTGGTAAGACATTCTTTGCTTTGTCTATCGTAAGGTATTTCCTAGACCAGAATCCTAATGGTGAAGTAATTTACTTTGAATCTGAATCTGCAGTTACTCGTAAGATGATGCAGGATAGGAAGATTGATACATCTCGTGTGGGGATCGTGCCGGTCTGTACGGTGCAGGAATTCAGGACTCAGGCGATCAAGGTGGTGGATGAGTACATGAAGGTCAAAGCCAACGACAGACCCCCTCTCCTGTTCGTGATATGACTCGTGCTCAAGTGGTGAAGTCCATCTTCAGAATCTTAACTTTGAAACTTGGTGTTGCAAAGATTCCTCTGATCGTGACTAATCACACATATGATGTTGTTGGTTCTTATGTTCCAATGAAAGAGATGGGTGGTGGTACTGGTTTGAAGTATGCTGCATCTACTATTGTATATCTTTCAAAGTCTAAAGAGAAGGAAGGAACGGAAGTTGTTGGTAACATCATCAAATGTAAGGCGTTTAAGTCACGTTTTACTAAAGAAAATTCACTGGTAGAAACGAGGTTGTTCTATGACGAACGAGGACTTGATCGCTATTACGGACTACTGGAATTGGGTGAGAAATATGGAGTCTTTGAGCGCGTCGGTAACCGCTACAAAATTGGTGAATCTTCTGTTTATCCTAAGTCTATTCTTGCCGATCCTGAGAAATACTTCACAGGAGAAGTGATGCAGGCCCTTGACGAGTGTGCTCGCAAGGAGTATAGTTATGGCTCGTTTGATGTTGAAGAGGAGGACATTGAGCTTGATTGATAAAATTGAGAAGAAGATTCTGTCCAATTTGATCTATAATGAGGATTACCTTCGTAAGGTAATCCCTTTTATTCAGGACATCTACTTTGACATTCATTCTGAAAAAGTTATCTTTGAGGAGATCAATGACTTTGTTGTGAAGTATGGTACTTGTCCAACAAAGTCTGTTCTCTCTATTGAGATTGAAAACAGAACAGATCTGTCTGCAGATGGTTTCACAGAATGCTCTACTATTCTTGATGAACTTCGTGAAGAGAAAGTAGATCAACAGTGGTTAGTTGACACCACAGAGAAGTGGTGTAAAGAACGTGCAGTCTATCTTGCTCTGATTGAATCTGTAAAAATTGCAGATGGTAAAGATAAAACTAGGAGTCGTGATGCAATTCCTAGTATTCTTTCTGAGGCTTTGTCTATCAGTTTTGATGATCATGTTGGTCATGATTACTTCAGTGATGCAGATGCTCGTTACGAGTTCTATCACAAAAAAGAAGATAAGGTTCCATTTGATCTTGAAATGTTCAATAAGATCACTAAAGGTGGTCTCCCAAACAAAACTCTTAATATCGCACTTGCAGGAACTGGTGTTGGTAAGTCACTGTTTATGTGTCACCAAGCCGCATCTTGTTTGATGGATGGTAAGAATGTTTTGTATATCACTTTGGAGATGTCTGAAGAAAGAATTGCAGAACGTATTGATGCAAATCTATTCAATGTAGATATCAAATCTCTGATGGATCTTCCTAAACCTATGTTTGATACTAAGGTGCAGAAGGTTCTAAAGAAGACACAAGGAACTCTTATAATTAAAGAGTATCCAACAGCATCAGCACATGCAGGTCATTTCAAATCCCTACTCAATGAACTATCTCTTAAGAAGGGATTTTCCCCAGACATTATTTTTATTGACTATCTCAACATTTGTTCTTCTAGTAGATTCAAAGGTAGTATCGTTAACTCGTACACTTTTATCAAAGCAATTGCAGAGGAACTTAGGGGTCTTGCAGTAGAACATAATGTCCCCATCGTATCTGCTACACAAACTACTAGGACAGGTTATAGTTCTTCTGATGTTGATCTCACTGACACAAGTGAGTCCTTTGGTCTCCCTGCTACTGCTGACTTCATGTTTGCTCTCATCTCCACTGAGGAGCTTGAAGAACTTAATCAAATCATGGTCAAACAATTGAAGAATCGTTATAACGATCCTACAATGAATAAACGATTCGTGATTGGTATTGACAGAGCTAAGATGAAGTTGTATAATCTAGAAGACAGTGCCCAGTCCAACATTGTGGATTCGGGTCGTGAGGATGATGAAGAATATTCATCTGTCCTTGATAAAAAATTCCGAAATTTTGATGGTTTCAAAGTATGACACAACAAATTGATCAACATAAATACATTGACTTTGTGAATAATGTTACTAGTATCTCTTCTAGTAATCCAGAAGCATTCATTGATCGTGTGAACGAACTTGAACGTAAGTTGCCTGAAGACAACATAAACGGGTCTGGTGTTGACTTGAACCGACTTCTGACTGCAGCAATCGGTATTTGTGCTGAGGGTGGTGAGTTTGCTGAAATCGTCAAAAAGATTTCATTCCAAGGTAAACCTTACAACGAAGCAAATCGTGAACACATGATTGTTGAACTTGGTGATGTGATGTGGTATATCGCACAAGGTTGTATTGCACTCGGAGTAGACTTCAATGAAATTCTTGAGAGAAACGTTACTAAACTTACGTCAAGGTATCCAGAAGGTACATTCGACGTATACTACTCAGAGAACCGAAAAGAAGGAGATATCTGATCCTGGTATCCGAGAGGCAATGAGGGAGACTCTAATTGGGTTCTCTCTCCACCCAAAAGTTTTTAGACGAAATAAATAGAGGGGAAATAGACCCCTCTTTTTTATGGCTAAATTAAGTATGGGAGCTAAACC